TTCGGGGACGATGACGATGCCAATTTGAAATTCAATACAACCACGGGATTATTTGAGGCAAGTGATTTATTTGATGCTCCTTATGTGCCTGTCCGTAGATTTCTCAAAAAAGGTCGCCTCTTCATCCCCTCTCTTGCCTCAGGATGGTCAAGTGCGACGGCGGGGTCGGGGGCGGTAGCACAAAGTGCTGGGCGATTATATGTACACACTGGTACAACTGCAGATTCTCAAGCTTTATTAAGAATAACTCATATATTTGGTTTTAATAGTGGTGAAGCTGCACCTGAATATTTCGATTGGCGAAAAAAACTATATATAGCTTTCGTAGTAAATAGATGGAATAGTGATAGTGAAGCAGTAGCTTATTGTCAGATTAAAGAAGCAAATACACATGGACAACTTGCAGAAAGAGGTTTAGGAGTAGCTATAAGTAATTTAACATTGTCAGGAGAGTCTTATGGAACTGCAAGAGGCACAACTGGAAGCTTAAGTATGACTGATAACCGACCATATTATATCCAAATAGTACACGACCCAGACCAACAAAAAGTGGAATGGTTTGTGAATGGTACTTCACTTGGCACAGAAACTACTGCAGCTAACATCCCGAATGCTTTGGGAGATGCATTGACTTTCTGGGTTGTATCTATCGCAAATGGTGCAACTGGTGGTGTAGATGCACATTTGTATATGTCTTTACCCCTCGTCTACCAAGAAATCTAAGGAGTCTTTAAATGGGAAAAATTAAACTTAAAAAAATTGAGAACTGTATAGAGCTTGAGAAGGCTCTGGGGTTAAATAGGGGAGATGTTGTGAGTATAACCACTGAGCTTGACGGAAGCGTGGAGGTTGAATTTGCCGATACAGTGAAACTTCCTGATTCGACTTTGGAGGGGAAATTAGAGAAAATATTTGGGATGGTGGTGAAGAAAGAGTAACTAATGAGGCTATTTAAATGGCAATAGTATCAGATACAGATATAAATACCTGGTTGGGTCTCACAGATGGGACATCTGATTCGGATATGGCGGAGAGTATCCGGGATGAGGTAGAAGCCCTTGTTAAGAATTTTTGTGCGAGGGATTTTGAAGAGACAACCTATAATGCTGAAGTTTATAACGGTACAGGAAGAAAAGAGCTTATCCTGAAGCAGTATCCCATTATAAGAGTCAAGAAACTTGCCATTGGAACAGTCAATGCTCTGAAAGTCTATAATGCCAATACCTCTGCGACGACTGCTTTTGTGTATCTAAGCTCACTCTTACTGAGGATGGGAGCGATACCGATATAGACTTTTCTACCTATGATACTTTATCCAAATTGCACGAGCAAATAGAGACAAACTCAAACTGGTATGCGGAAATTCAATCAACTGATTATGAGGATTTAAAATCAACAGAGCTTATTGCAACACCCGATTTATATTGTCTTGACCCTGATTATGCAATGTTTGAGATACCGGATGAGTATATATCTGAGTTCCTTGTATATGAGGAGGAGGGAAAAATCAGGTATTATGGTGGATTTCCCAAAGGGAATCAAAATATCTTTGTAACTTACACCGCAGGATACTCATCCACTGATATGCCAAAAGATTTACAGCTTGCAATTAAAATTATCGTTCAGGATATTTACAAGAGGAGAAAAGAAGATGATTTTGGTCTTTCGCAAATTCGCCTCGGGGACTTGGCTATGAACTTTGAGGCAAACTGTCCTTCTCAAGCACTGGCAATTTTGAAACGCTACCAGAGAAGGGATTTTTGGTTTGGTGGACAGTGATGAGGGGACCGAAAACTTCATTAACCCTTGTATCCATCACCAGGACATCTGACGGTATGGGGGGATGGGATGAGTCTGAGTCAAATGTTGCCACCATAGAAGGGTATCTCAGGACTTTATCGGGAAGAGAAAAATTGGCATCAGATATGGAGACAGTTGTGAGAACTCACAGATTCTACTGTGATTATAACTCAAATATAACAGAAGATAAAAGATTTAAACTTGGCTCAAAGTATTTTGATATAGAGGCTATCAACAATATAGGGAATATGAACATCTATATGCAGATTGACCTGAAGGTGAGGGAGTGATGCCGGTACTGGTTAAATGGTATGGGGAAAAACTTAAGAAAGCGGTTAATGGAGAAGTTCAGAATGCCATTAAAAAAGCAATAATGATGATGCAGAGGGAGGCTAAACAAAGATGTCCTGTTGATACAGGAAGGCTAAGAAGTTCAATCTCGGTAAACTGGTCTGGCTCTGGTCTTACAAGGGGAAAGGTTGAATCACCCGCAAAACAAGAAGATGGAGTTGGGCAACCTCCTGTGGAGAGTAATACTTTTGTGGGAGTGATGGGGTCTAATATTGAGTACGCTCCTTATGTTGAGCTCGGAACGGTTAAAATGGGACCAAGACCCTATCTTCGTCCAGCTTTTGAACACTTTAAAGATTTTAGAAAATTCCTAAAGCCCATCAAATGATAGAAGTACCTGTCAAAGGAAATCTTGAGAGCAAGGAAAATCTTGAGAGAGCAATTTTACTTTTAAAGAGACGATGTATTTCAACAAGACTTATATCTGATATGAACAAGCATAGACAATACGAAAAACCCTCCACGAGAAGAAGGAAGAAACACCTAAAAGCCGAGATAAGGGCAAAAGATAAAGATAAAAAAATGAGACGAAAGAGTATGAGATAATGGGGCGTTGATAGCATCGACCCGGTGAAAGCCAAAGAGCCAAACTGGGGAAGAGGGTGCAAATCCCTCACGCTCCACCAATACAAAAAAGGAGGAAAAAATGCAGTTAGATGAGGAAAGATATCAGAAATTTTTAGAAAAAGCTCTTTATCCCTGTGTGCGGGTGAGATCTAAAAAAGCAGGTGGCTCAGGTCAGGTTATTCATTCAACAGAGAAAAACGGAACATTCATTCTCACCTGTCAGCACGTGATAGATGATGCTATAGATATCAAAGAAGAATGGTCATCCATCTTGCAAAAAGAAGTAAAAAAGGATGTTCGCTCTGAAGTGGATGTTGAATTCTTTAAATATGCCTACAAGGATAGAGCTGTTGGGTGCGAGGCAGTAAGAGCGGATATTGTAGCATATGACAAGAATGAAGATATAGCAATTTTAAGACTAAAGGACCCTACCCCAAGAAAATATGTTGCAGAACTTATGCCCACTGAAAATATAGAAAATAGCCTGAATTACTTTGACGAGGTTGTAACCATTGGAGCTGCACTTGGACATCCCCCTATCTGCACAATTGGGAATATCTGTGCATTTAACGATATAATCGATAATAGAGACTATATTCAATCAACTGCCCCTTCAATTTTTGGGAACTGTATCCCGGGAGATGCATTGATTACTATGGCTGATGGCAGAGTAAAGAGGATGAAAGATATAGAGGAAGGGGATTATGTTCTCTCCTATGGAGTTCTTAACAATGAACTTGTAAAACAAAGAGTAGAGGAATTTATTGAGAGTGGCGAAAAAGAAATCTATGAGATAAAGACACGTGGAAGGACACTAAGAGCTTCTGGCAATCATCCTGTATTAACTGTTACAGTAGTTAGAGATTATGCGGGTAGAAATGTAATAGTACCTATATGGAAGAGGATAGAGGATTTACAGAAAGGTGATTTAATCGCTGTAATGAGTAGTATACCTTTGCCAGAACATCTTGAGGGATTTAATTTTGCTAATGAGATTGGGCAGGATAAGAGTAAAACAGATTTTATGAGATTTCTTGGATTTTATTTAGGTGACGGATATAGCAGAGTCAGACAAGGTTATGGTGGAGAATTATCATTATATACATTTGATGTTAAGAAAGGTAGATACTACAAAAATATTTTGGAAGATTTATTCGATGTAAATGTCTCCATTGTTAATAATTATGAGCAGCTAAGGGTGTCATCGATTGAGCTTGCGAGAAAGTTAGAGAAATGGGGAGTAAGTGGGAAATCACATGAGAAGACTATTCCTGATTGGGTTATGACAAGAAATGCTGAACTGCAGTTGGCTTTTATTCATGGGTATTTAGATTCAGATGGATATATTAACACTTATGGTGATTGGGTATTTGAAGCCAGCTCAAAAGATCTCATAGAACGATTGAGAATGATGTGTATTCATCTTGGTATCCCCGTCTCTAATATATTTTATAGAAATAAAAAGGTTGGTCAGGTATTGAATGGTAGAGATGTTATTGGTAAAGGTAGTTGGTTGTTTCAAGCTTATCCGCATTTTTCAAAGAATAGAAATCCTATTGTATATGGTAGTTGGTCTTTTTTGCCAAGGAATATAGAATTTCATCTTGTTAATTCAAAAAAGTATGTCGGTATTGAGATGACCTATGATATAAAACTTAAAAAAAGACATACGTTCTTTGCTGATGGAGTATTGGTGCATAACTCGGGGGGAGCTACCTTTTTGACAAAAAACTGGAAACTCATAGGAATGCCCGCAAGGATAGCTGTTGTTATGGCTGGATTTTCAGCCGATGCTATAACTCATCTTGGGTATATAGTACCTTTCTGGAGAATAAGAAAGTTTTTTGAAGACCAGATGTTGGATTTTCTCTATGATGATTCCGTGAGTTATGATGAATGTATGAAAAAAATCAATGAAAGAAGAAAGAAGGGGGAGCTTGAGGAGCTTTTGAGGAAAAAATAAATGAGTTTTCCAGTAAAAAATTTTCTAACTGCTATATACAATAAGTTCGATGCTGATGCTACCCTGAAGGCTTCTGTTACTGGTTTGTATCTTGCTGAAGCCCCACAGGGAACAGATTATCCTTATATCACTTATCATCTCATAAATGATACTGCAGACCGCACCTTTGGTACATCCGGGACACCCGATGAAAAAGAAGATATAAGGTTGCAGTTTTCTATTTGGGATAATAGCTCATCCGGCGAGACGGCACTTGATATCTTTGATTATCTTACATCTTGTTTTGATGATACGACTTTAAGTGTGACGGGCTATGATTGTGTATATATGACAAGAGCCTTTATGTATATTTTAAGGGAAGAAGGAGCGAGTAAAGAGGAAAGGGTTTGGCATATTATTGTGGATTATTATATCAGATTAGATAAATCATAATTTTAAAGTGCAAGATTATTAACCTGCCCGCTAAAGGCGGGCTTTTTTTATGAAGAATAATAAGAGGTGAGGTTAAATGGCTGAAATTTCTGGAAAAGCAGGAGAAGTCACAATTGATGGAACAACTGTAGCTGGAATAAAAGAGTGGACTTTGGATATTAGTGCGGATGCTCTTGAGACAACTGATCTCGGTGACTCTGGACACAGAACATATATAGCAGGTCTTGATGGCTGGAGTGGAAGTTTTACAGGTCCCCGGGACGGAACTGAAGCTGCATCCATAGGCTCAAGTGTTTCTTTGGTCTTGAAACTCTCGCAGACCTCAGGACAACAATACTCTGGAACTGCTATTATCACCGGAATTCATCCATCAGTCAGCGTGGATGGTGTTGCGATGATAACTTATGATTTCCAAGGAACTGGCGCTCTAACTGCACCAACAGCTTAATAAATAAATGAGGTGAGGTTTAATGTCTCACATAGCGAGAAAAGTAGGTGCTATCTATGCTCAATCTGGCTCTGCTACATCCATAACAGATGGTCCCATTGGAACAGGAGACGGAACTACAACTGTATTTTACCTCATAAAAGAGTTAGTTGATTGTGATGCTACTACCGATTGGTCAGGAACATCCCTTAGCACTGAGACAACCGACAAAAAAGAAGGAACTGGTGCTTTAAAGGATGATGTTGCATCACCTGCTGCCGGCACTGAATACGAAACAACTTACAATCCAACAGGAAGTTGGGATTTATCTGATGTCCAGAGAATATCCTTTTGGCTGAAATGTGATAGGGCAAGCACAGCTTTCACCCATGCAAGATTTTATATCTATGACACATCGGGAAATGGAAGTTACTGGGATTTAACTTTCTCGGCTGCAACTTGGACAAGGTTTAATTTAGATTTATCCAGTCCAGACGGAAATACGGGAACGGCAGCTTCTTTATCTGCGATTGATAGTATCAGATGGAATTTCAAAGCAGCAGATACAACCGCTTTTTATAAACTGATTGACTGGGTAGGTTATTCTCCTCAGGGGGTGGATTCAGTAAGTATCAAAGTGGGAGGAACTACCCAAGATGCTGATACCTATACCGTGACTGTCTGGGGAAAGGTAACTTTTAATGATGCCCCTTCTGATGGATCTGCCATCACAGCAAGTTACGACTACTATGATGTATCACAGGTAGGGGGATTTTTCAACTGGACAATTGATAAGGTAGCTGATGTCCTCGAGACAACCGACTTTGGTGATTCGGGTCATAGAACATATATTGCTGTTCTTGATGGGTGGTCTGCATCAGCAGAAAGGCACTACATAACAGATGAGAGGATAGATAGCTGGCTTGGAACTAAGAAGATTATCAAGTTTTTCATTGATACATCTTCCAGCCCCAAAGAAAGGTATGAAGGTTGGGCATATGTGACAGGAATATCTGTTACAACTCCTGTGGATGCCCTTATAAATCAAAGCCTTTCTTTCCAAGGGACAGGAAGATTGTGGTTTGAGAACACATAATAAGTAAAGGAGGATTTTATGGCACAAGAAGAGAAGAGTTTATCTGATGTAACAGGGAAGGGAATCAAAATAGAGATACGGGGAAAGGAATATGAGCTTTCCGTCCTAACAATAGATGACCTTGCAGAGTTTGAGAGTTATATCAAATCCCAAAGATTAAGAAGTTTCTTAGAGGCAACAGAAGGTTTAGATGAGAAAATCCGCATAGAAGGAATTTCTAAAATCACCTCTATGCATCTTACCCCTGAGGAAATGACGGAAGAAATGAGATCAATATCAGGGACAAGATTTTTCTTGTGGTGTTCTTTAAGAAAGAAAAATCCCGATATAAAGTTGGAGGAGATGGGAAAGCTTGTTGATCTTGATAACTTAGGCGAAATAACAACTATAATCAATAGCATTGGGGGGAAAGCAGTAAAAAACCGACAGAGGGGGAAGGCGGGAAAAAGCTAAACTGGAACCTGGCCTTTCCCCTTATAACTTATTACTACCATATTCCACCCTGGGATATTGGCAGGATGACTGTCTTCCAGTTTTATGAATATCTTGCTCAAATTGGCCCCATACAGGAACTTTTTTATGGTAAATCAAAGGGGCGAGGATTAGATTCATCCCATATCAAGGCAGCCAAAATGAGAGGAATAAAACTGCCAAGACGTGGATGGCCAAGAGGAATAAGACCCTAATGAGGTAGGAGTTTAATGGAACTTGGGGAAGCATACGTAACAATATCAGCAAATACTGCAGAATTTGCTCGTGGTGTCACTGATGCACAGAAAAAAGTTAGAGATGCAACTCTTCGTATGCAGAAAAATTTTGATAGAGTGCGTAAATCGATAACTCAACTCTCCTCTGCTGCAAGATGGGGATTTTTGGGACTTGCCGGTGCTATTGCTGGTGCCACCTACGCTTATGTGAGACAAGAAAAAGCGATTACCAAATTAAGTGCTGCACTAAAAGGAAACTGGAATATAGTTGATAAGTCAACCGACCGTTTTTTAAAGCAAGCCCAAGCCCTCCAGAAACTTACAACCTTTGGGGATGAGCAAATAGCAACAGTTCAGGCTATGCTCTCTACATTTATGCTTGAAGAAAAAGCAATAAGAGATCTTACTCCTCGTGTGCTTAACCTTGCCGCTATGTATGATATAGACCTTCAAAGTGCTGCTCTCACAGTTGGAAAAGCTCTTGCAGGTCAAGCTGGAATGCTTGCTCGATATGGAATTATTATGGATGAAGTAACTAAAGAAGCTTGGAAACACGCTGATGCTCAAGAAAGAGTAGCTCTCTTAATGAAAACTCTTGACTTAAATACAGGCCCAGCAGCAGAAGCTCTACGTAATACCTTGGGTGGTGCTATTCTTGCGCTTAAAAATGAATTTAGCGACCTTGCAGAAGGAATTGGTGAG